CGCCAAAGCCTGGGTGGACGAGCTGGACAAATTCAAATACCCCGACGAGAGCTGGAGCAATCGAATGCTCGGCCTCAGAATGGGCGACAAGCCCCAGGCCATAGTCACCACTACCCCCAGGCCGATCAAGTGTATTAAGGATCTCGTAGCAGACGAGCGAACCGAGGCTAATCCTACCGGCAGGGTAGCGGTTACCCGGGGCCACACCTTAGAGAACAAAGCGAACCTGGCCCCCGACTTCCTGGCCTTTATCATTAGGAAATACCAGGGAACCAGGCTTGGCCAGCAAGAGCTCGAGGGCAGGATCCTTGACGACAACCCCAACGCCCTCTGGAATAGGGCAGCGATCGAGGCGCTCAGACTCACAAAGCACCCGGAGCTCAAAAGGATAGTCGTCGGGATAGACCCCGAGGCTACCGATACCGAGAGCAGCGCCGAAACCGGGATCATCGTCGCCGGCGTGGCGATGGTCAATGGCCTGGAGCATGGCTATATCCTGGACGACCTAACCATCAAGGGCAGCCCCGGCACCTGGGCCCAAGCCGCTATAACCGGCTACTACAAACACAAGGCCGACCGGATTATTGGAGAGGTCAATAACGGCGGCGATATGGTCGGTTTCGTTATCAAGACGGTCGACTCTAAGGTACCGTTTAAGGCAGTACACGCCAGTCGAGGCAAGCAAACCCGGGCCGAACCAGTATCAGCCCTCTATGAGCAGGGACGAGTCCATCACGTCGGGACCTTCCCGGATCTCGAGGATCAGTTCTGCGAATGGGTGCCTGGCGATACTTCGCCGGACAGGCTCGATGCCGCGGTGTGGGCTCTCACTGAGCTGATGCTGGAGACTCAGGGATTAGACTTTATGGTAGGGTGAATGAATGAAGATATTATTGACAGGCTCACCACTGGCCCCGGCACCGAAGAATATCAAGCTGTCACCGGCCATGCAAGTGCGTTTCCCTGATGGCCAATCCATCCGTATGAACCGAAAGGATAGGCGGCGCCATGGCCTATACGGCGACCGCGTTACGATAACCCGGACGAGGAGATAATCATGTTTAACGCTTTACGCGAGAAGATTGCCAAGGCAGTCTCCCCCAGATCCGGAAGGGCAGACAGCCCCAACCCTTACCATGTCATATCTACGCGCCCGGCCGATGTGCCAGTCTACACTGAGCTGACAGTCCGCAAGGCTACCAGGGAAGGCTACAAGATGTCGGTGTATGTCTACCGGGCCGTCCGAACCATCGTTCAGGCAGCGTCGGCCATCCCCTGGATCGTAACGGACAAGGCCGGCGAAGAGATCCCCGACCATCAGCTCACCAAAGTATTGAAAAACCCATGCCCTGAGTTCTCTGGCCAGAGCTTAATGGAACTAACTGTAGCTCATCGCAAATTAGTCGGCAACGCCCTCTGGATGCCGATAATCGTCGGCACGAAGGTCAAGGAGTTCTGGCCGGTGATGCCCGACCTGGTAAGGCCGGTTCCATCAAGCCAGCCAGGCGAATGGCTGAAGGGCTGGGAAGTCACAAGCTACGACGGGCTCTGGAAGATGTTTCCGCCCGAGCAATTTGTTCACTTTATGGAAATGGACCCGGGCAACCTTCACTGGGGCACTTCACCGCTGATGGCAGCAGCTCGAACCATCGACACTGACAACGAGGCCCAGGACACGCAGAAGATCTCCATGCAAAACAGGGCGACGCCCGATGGAGTATTTAGCCATGAGGTACCGCTAACCCCGGAGCAATTCGAGGAAGCCCGGCGCCAGATCCGCGAGAACTACCTGGCCAAGCAAAAGAAGCGGGAGCCCTGGGTGCTGGGTGCTGGAGCCAAGTGGAGTCAGATGTCGATGACGCCGGTCGAGATGGACTTCATAGCAAGCCGGCTTGCCAATCTCAGAGGGATAGCGACTGCCTTCGGCCTCGATCCGTGGTGGCTTGGAGACAGAAGCGCATCGACATATAACAACGTCCTGGAGGCCCGGAAAGCTCTCTACGAGGAAGTCGTGCTCCCGATGCTCGATAATATCAAGAGCACGTTAAACCTGAAGATAGCCCCGATGTATGGGGATATCATTATCGCCTATGACACCTCGAAGATCGCCGCCCTCCGGGCAGACTTCGGCAAGAAGGTGGAGCAAGGGAAGTCGCTCTGGGCGATGGGCGTACCATTCAGGCAGATTAACGAGCGCCTGGAAATGGGCTTTGAAAAGTTCCCGGGGTGGGACATAGGCTATCTGCCGATGATGATGGTCCCGACTAACTCCCCGGCCCGGGAAGAGGAAGCCGAGAAGATGGCGAACAAGTCGCTGAACCTTTCGACTGAAGAGCAGAAGACCATCCACTGGAAGCGCGTGGACACCCGCCGGGTTGCCTGGTGGGGCGTAGCTCAAAAGAAATTCCTCCCGCTCTATAAAGAGCAGGGCGCTGATATAGACCGGGCCATCAAGGGCAAGGCCCCGGACAAGCTACTAGCAGCGGCCACTAAGGCTATAGCTGCCGGCCGGCCGGACTGGGAAAAGATGATGGCTGCAGTTTTAACCACTATTATAGACGACTTTGGGAGCGATACCGCCGACGATCTCGGTGCTGAAAAGGCTACCGGCCCGGGTGAAGCAAAGTGGATCTTTGACCCTACAACCCCGGCCATCCGCAAATGGATTGCCCTGCATGGCGCCGAGGACGTGGTGACCATGGGTGAAACAGATCTGCTTGACGTGAGGCGTGTTATCCTGGCCGGCGTCGAGGCCAATCAGCCGACCACAACGATAGCCCAGAACCTGCGTTCCTTCTACCTTGACCGATCAGAATTTAAGGCCATGCGCGTGGCCAGGACTGAGGTAACGAAGGCCAGCTCATACGGCAGCCTTCAGGCGGCCAAGCAGTCGCAGGTAGTAAAGATCAAGTCCTGGCTAACCAGCCGGGATGACCGAGTCCGGGACGAGCACGCCGCCATGGACGGTGAAGAGCAGAAGCTGGACGATCCCTTCAGCAACGGCCTGGACTCCCCCAGCGAGCCGATGTGCCGGTGTGTGTTGATATTTAAGACAGGGGAGTGAGTTATGAGTGACTATGATACCGGCACCGCCTGGGCGATCGGGATACCAATAGGAATTGCCCTAGCCTTGATTCTGCATTATGTGTTTGGTTGGTGAGTCATGTATTCCAGCGACAATATCATTCGCATCGTTAATTATGAAGATATGGTCCGGGATTGCGAGGCTATCCTGGAAACCTGTTTTATACTGGACTTGCCCCCGGCCCTGACATGGGAATGGGTGGGCAATTACCTGGCTAAATATATCAAGATCGAGGTGTGAGCATGGACAGGAAAATAAGTATACAACCACTATCTATTTTACAATGGATTATCTTGAGGTTAGGTGGCACTGCTATTCAATACCCTCAGCAATGTCGAATGTGTGGAAGTAGCGTAAGGGGAAATATTTTTACTGGCTTTTATTCAAGTTGTCTTTGCGACCGAAAACACAATAGGGGGAGGTAATCATGGAACGAGAAATTAAAACAGTGCCGTTTGAGATTAAGGAGCTGGACGAGGCCGAGGGGATCTTCACCGGATATGCTGCTACCTTCAGCGATGTCCCGGATAGTTACGGCGACATCATCGACAAGGGAGCGTTTAAGAAGACCTTGAAAGAACGATTCAATCGAGTCAAAGTCCTCTTCAATCATTCCTGGATGGATCCGATCGGCAAGCCCGAGGAGCTGTCTGAAGATGACACCGGGTTGCTGGTCAAGGCCAAGCTCAGCCTGGGCGTGCAGCGGGCCCGGGAAGTGCTCAGCTTAATGAAGGACGGTGTCATCACCGAAATGAGTATCGGCTACGATACGATAAAGCAAACCAGAGTCGAGGGGCTCAGGCACCTGCAGGAGATCAAGCTGTGGGACGTTTCACCTGTCATCTTTGCCGCTAACCCTGAAGCTGTTATCACCGGCGTCAAAGCCGGTCGCGTACTCAGTGCCGCGAACCTCGAGCAGGTCAAGAAGGCCTTTGATGTTCTCCAGGCACTTCTAGCTGCCGTCGAAGAGGAAGAGGAGCCGGAGAAATCCACTCAGCTCTCCGAGATAGCAGCCGACGAAGCCGCTAGACTGGAAACATTGGTGAGCACACTGAAGGCAGAAAATGAGGGCTTTGATGTCAAGTTAGCCGAAAGGCGCATCCAAGCTATACTCGACAAGCTCAGAAAATAATCACGGAGGTATTAACATGACCCCAAAAGAATTAGCAGACCTAATCCAGGGTGCAGTGGAAGAGATGCACAAGTCGGTCGAACGCCAGGACTCAGCCATAGCTTTGCTGGGCTCCCCGTCGGCCGAAGAGAAGGCCGTCACCGTCAAGCTCAATGAGCGCATTGACGAGCTGGAGGTCAAGCTGCAGCGAACGGCACTCCCGGATCCTATCCTGCAGACCCCGGAAGAGGCCAAAACCGAGGAAGAGGCCTTGAAGTCGAAGGCGTTTTACAACTGGATAAGAGGCGGCAAGGCCGCGCTGGAGCCGGCCGAGCAAAAGGCCCTGGTCGAAGACGCTACCGGGCAGTACCTTATCGAGCCCGAAATGGATCAGATCATCGAGCGCACCCTGCCGAAGATCAATATACTGCGGCCCCTTTGCACCGTCCGCCCCACTAAAAAGGACAGGGTGAAGCTGAAGAGCATCGGCGAGGTAAGCGTGGGGTGGGGTAAACTCGAAACCGGCGCCGATATCGAAGAGTCGGACATGACCCCCGGAGCGCCGACCTACCAGTACGTCGAAGACCTGTATGGCCTGGCCAAGATAGGTGAGGACGAGCTGGATGACAGCGACTTCAACCTCAGAGCCTTGCTGAGCGAATCCTTCGCCCGGGCGATCGCCGAGGCTGAAGAGACTGCTTTCGCCATCGGCTCCGGCCATGACAGCGAAGAGCCGGAAGGTTTTACTGTCAACGCTACCATCCTGGCTGCAACCCGCGACGTCACGACCTCGAACACAGTCATCTTCGAGGACTATATGAAACTGGTCTACGACTGCCCCAAGCAGTACCGCAAACAGGGCGTATTCCTGGTTAAGTCAGCCACCGAGCTGGCACTGAGGGAGCTCCGGTCGGCGACCGATGCCACCTATAAAGGCCCGTTCCTCTGGCAGCCGAGCCTAGTGGCCGGCGTACCCGCCTCATTCCTGGGTTACCCGATTTATGTCCAGGAAGACCTATCAGCCTATGCCGGGGCCGTTGCAGTCGTAGCCGCCTTTGGCGACTTCAAACAGGGTTATCGTATCCTGGACCGCGCCGGCACCACACTACAGAGACTGGCCGAGCTCTACGCCGAGGCCGGGCTTGTAGGCTTCAAGATCAGGAAGCGCGTCGGTGGATCCGCCATCATGCCATCCAAGAAGGCAATCTGCTTGCTGTCCGATAAGGCCTAATAGCAGGTAAGCGAATAGAGTCGAAATAAGTCGGGGCGGGTTGAAAATGATTACCCGCCCCAAAGGAAGGTACCATGGAAAACATAGCAAAGATGCACAGGATCCACTTACCAGGCGTCGGAGAGGGCGTCGCGCATATACCCGGGGGCTGTCCCTGGGAATATGACGACTATGAGGTATTCCCGATCGGGACGTATGCCAGGTTCGGCAACAAGGGGTTTGTCTACGCCGATGTTGGAGGCGGTGGTA